TTTGCTTATATTATGTCCGGTGCTTTAATGCAACAAAAGCATACCAGAAAGCATATGGCAGCAGTTATGATGTTGCAAATTCAGAGGGGTACCGCCTCCTTGTAAATCCTTGTATTCGAGATGAAATCATGAGGCTGAAGCAGAACCGATTAAACCGTGAACTTTTGGATGAGCATGACATTTTTCAAAAGTATATGGATATTGCGTTTGCAGATATGACAGATTATGTTTCTTTTGGGCGCGAAACCGTTCCGGTAATGGGTGCATTTGGGCCGATCACGGTAACTGATGAGAAGACGGGAGAAAAAATCCCGCTGATGAAAGAGATAAACGCGGTAAAATTCCGGGAGTCGGTTGATGTGGATGGAACGCTCATTGCCGAAATCAAGCAGGGAAAAGACGGCGCAAGCATAAAATTGATGGACCATATGAAGGCGATGAATTGGCTGGCAGATCATATGGATCTGGCGACAGAAGAGCAGCGCGCCCGGATCGCTGTTCTGAAAGCGAAGGCAAATGTCGCAGAAGATGAGGATGTGGCAGCAGACGACGGTTTCCTTGCGGCGCTGAATGGAACCGCAGGGGAGGACTGGTCGGATGAGGCAGATTAAGCAGTTTTTCCATTTCAAGCCGTTTTCGCAAAAACAGCGGAAAGTCCTGAATTGGTGGTGTGAATCGTCGCCGGTAAAGGACTATGACGGAATCATTGCAGACGGCGCAATCCGATCGGGGAAGACTGTGAGCATGTCGCTGTCCTTTGCGATCTGGGCAATGGATACGTTTAACGGACAGAATTTTGCCATGTGCGGCAAAACTATCGGCAGCTTCCGGCGCAATGTGCTGTTCTGGCTGAAGCTGATGTTAAAAAGCCGCGGCTATCGGGTAACCGACCACCGCGCGGATAATCTGGTCATTGTGACCAGAGGGGAGACAGAAAATTATTTTTATATCTTCGGCGGAAAGGATGAGCGGAGCCAGGATCTGATACAGGGTATCACACTGGCGGGGGTATTTTTTGACGAGGTTGCCCTGATGCCGGAGAGCTTCGTCAATCAGGCGACAGGGCGATGTTCTGTAGAAGGGTCAAAATATTGGTTTAACTGCAATCCGGATGGACCGTATCACTGGTTCAAAGTAAACTGGATTGATAAATCAATCAGCTACCTTGGAAAAGAGCGTGTCCGGAAAATCCGGGAGGAAGCCGAAAAAGAAGGAAAAGCCCCGGGGTTAAAAAAAGTGCTGTATGTCCATTTTACGATGGACGATAATCTGAGCCTGTCAGAAAAGATAAAGGAACGATACCGAAGTGATTACAACGGGGTGTTCTTTAAGCGTTACATCCTCGGGCTGTGGGCGATGGCAGAAGGGATCATTTACGATATGTTTTCCGAAGAGAAACATGTAGTTGATTCTGATGAGGTAGCGGCGTCTTGGCAGCAGGATCACGGCGGCAGCTTCTGGGTGGGGGACAGTTATGTAAGCTGCGACTACGGAACCCAGAACCCGACGGCATTCCTGTTGTGGAGCAAAGGGGCGGACGGACGCTGGTACTGCCGGAGGGAGTATTATTATTCCGGAAGAGATAAGGGGCAGCAGAAAACGGATAAGGAGTTTTCGGAAGATATGACAAAATGGCTTTGCGGTGAAAAGATCAGGGCTGTAGTTCTCGATCCGGCGGCGGCAAGCTTTAAGGCGCAGCTGGAAAAAGACGGATATAAGGTAAAGAAAGCAAAGAATGATGTTTTGGATGGAATCCGGTTCGTGGCAACGCTGCTGAATCAGGGTTCCATTTTGATTGATATAGGATGTGTGAACCTGATCAAAGAATTTGGTTCATACATCTGGGACGAGAAGGCTGCGGAGCATGGGGAAGACAAGCCTGTGAAGATGCATGATCACGCGCTCGATGGACTACGCTATATGGCGTATACGATCATCCGCCGGCTGTCGGGCATTAGTGTTCTGAAATGAGGTGGGCAACATGGACATAGAAAATGTGAAAAAAATGATTAAAAAATATACGGCGTCCCATGCGTCATTTATCCAGCGGGCGGAGGAAGCACGTCGGTATTATGAAAATGAGACGGATATTTTGCAGGAACCATCCAAAAAAGAGAAGCGGAAAGCCGAAGGGGAGTCGGAAACGCCGCTGCGGAATGCGGATAACCGAATCCCGTTTAACTTCCACGGGCTGCTGGTAAATCAGAAAGCCTCGTACATGTTTACAGCGCCGCCTCTGTTTGATGTAGGAACGGATGGAGCGAATAAAGTGCTGCGATCGTTTCTTGGGGATAAGTACCCGAAAGTATGCAAGGACCTGTGTGTGGAGGCGTCAAATACGACTGTGGGATGGATCCACGTATGGAATGACAGGGAGAGCGGCGGTTATAATTACGCGGTCGTTCCATCCGATCAGATCATTCCTGTATGGGACAAGAGTCTGGAGAAAAAACTGCTGGGAGTCTTGCGTATCTACCATGATATCACGGAGGACGAGACGGAACTGGATGTGTATGAATACTGGAACGACCGGGTATGCGAGGCATATGCGGTGCAGGCGGGGAATACGATCGATGAGGGGCTGGAGCCTTACCGGATTTTTACAGTGATTGATACAGCAGGCAATATCGCGGAAGAAAGCAGTTTTGAACATGGCATCGGGGAGGTGCCGTTTTTTGCGTTTTCGAACAACAACATCGGGACAAACGACCTGAAAAACATCAAGCCGCTGATCGACACATACTGCAAAGTATTTTCGGGATTCGTAAATGATCTGGAAGATATTCAGGAGATCATTTTTGTGTTGACCAACTACGGGGGCGCTGATTTGAATGAGTTCCTTCGGGACATGAAAAATTATAAAACAATCAAGATTGATAATGATTCAGGGGACGACAAATCAGGGGTTTCGACGTTGACGATCGAGATTCCTGTGGAAGCACGGGAAAAAATGATGGAGGTTTCCAGAAAGTGTATTTTTGAGCAGGGCATGGGAATAGACCCGGACCCGCAGAATTTTGGAAATAGCTCCGGTGTGGCGTTGAATTTTTTGTACTCCCTGCTGGAGTTGAAAGCGGGGCTGATGGAAACAGAGTTCCGGCCGAGTTTCGGACGTTTTATCCGGTGTATCTGCCGCCTGCTGGGGGTATCGGTCAAAGAGGACACGATCACCCAGACATGGACAAGGACGTCTGTCAGAAATGAGCAGGAACTGGCTCAGATCGCATCACAGAGCAAAGGTGTGATCTCAGACGAAACGATCGTGCGGAATCATCCGTGGGTGGAGAATCCAGAGAAAGAGCTGGAGCAGCTTCAGGAGCAGGAAGAGGAACAGATGCAGAAGGCGGAAGGGTATCAGGAGGCCTTTTCCAAAAAGAATGTAGGTGGCAATGATGGCAAACAGCAGGGAATACTGGCAGAAAAGGATGCAGGTTCTTGAGGATGAGCAGTATCAGCACAGCAGGCAGTATTATGACGATATGCAGAAGCAGTTCCGCCGGGCGGCGGCGAATATTCGGAGGGACGTCGACCTGTGGTATGAACGGATGGCTGAAAATAATGACGTCAGCTATGCTGAAGCAAAGAGGCTGCTGAAAGCAGGGGAACTTGAAGAGTTTAAATGGTCCGTGGAAGATTACATCAAAGCGGGACGGGAAAATGCAATAGACGAGCGGTGGATGAAAGAACTTGAAAATGCCTCCGCTCGTTTTCATATTTCTTATCTGGAAGCGATGAAGCTGCAGATACAGCAGCATGCGGAAGTGCTCTCGGCACAGTTTGAAAAAAGCATGGGAGAGTATCTGCAGGAGGAATATGCAGGGCAGTTCTACCGCACGGCATTTGAAGTATCGAAAGGAACAGGCGTCGGCTTTAACCTCGCGCGGCTGGACGAACGGCGAATCGATATGCTGATTAAAAAGCCGTGGGCACAGGACGGCAGGATTTTTTCCGACCGGATATGGTCAAACAAGGAAAAGCTGATCGCAAACCTCCATACGGAACTTACCCAGTGCATTATCCGGGGAGAGTCGCCACGTCTTGCAGCGGAGCGTCTGGCGAAAAAGATGAATGTCAGCAAAGCGCAGGCAGGAACCCTGATCATGACGGAATCGGCGGCAATCGCTTCGGCGTCGCAGAGGGAGTGCTTTAAGGAGCTTGGTATGGGGCAGTATGAGTTTGATGCGACGCTGGACGGCTCAACCTGTAAAACCTGTCAGGGGATGGATACGAAGGTATTTCCGATGGCACAGTTTGAAGTGGGTGTGACAGCACCGCCGGTTCATCCGCGCTGCCGGTGCTGCGTTCTGCCGCATTTTGATGATTGGGAGGAATTTGGGATCAGTGTGGAGCGTGCAGCCAGAAATCCGGGAACGGATGAAACGGTGTATGTGGACGGGAAACTGAGTTATCCGGAGTGGAAAGAAAAATTCATTGATGGGGTTCAGAAAGAAACTGCAGATAATGAGAAACATAAGGCTGTGAAAATGGGAGCGGACAATGGACAGGAAATGGCAAGTTTGTTTGAAAAAAGCAAAGAATCAGCTATAATGAAGATAAAGTTCCCAGATGATATAACAAGTATTAAGGGGATAGATGACAATGTAAAAAAGAAAATGGACGACGCGATAAAGGAGATTGAAAAGGAATATGAGATACATATAGAATCCATAGAGTTGGAGGAAGCGGGAAAAGGCGATATTTTTATAGTAGGATGGCATGACGGGAAAATGTCTATGGTAGTAAACAGGAATGCTGATTTTGAAAAAATCTTGAATCAGATACCGAA